AGAACTTTCTTCGCTATGCTTATGAAAACTATTACATTGAAGATCTTAATTGAAAGGACTAATTATGTCTTGGCTGCTTAATAACCCCGAGAAAGAATACATTGAAGCTGTAAAAACCGATGTCATGCGGACATGGCGCAAGTTTGGATTCGTTCCACCTAGTGAACTGAGAGGACAACATGAGAAACCTAGTAGCGAAGTATGCTCAGAGAAGCGGAGCAGGGAAACACAAGAGAAAAGACAAGGATAAAGGGGACACACTAATGCGATGCGCTGCTTGTAATGAAATCTTAACCGATTATGAGTCATCGGTGAGGTCTGTCTTTAGTCGTGAATATGTCTCATTGTGTAAACACTGCCTAGGAACGATTAAAACCGACTGTGTTGCCGTTGGGAACATCAACCTTATGTCGGACCTAGACGACATCGGAGAAGCCGACAGTGAGGCTGAAAACGGCCTTGCTGACGATTCTGACCCTTTTGGTGCTGATTCCTATAATGACCGCTATTATGATAGATAGTTGGCACGATTCTTGCTATTAAAGACTATATTGATACTATAGTGCTATAGCACTAATGATGCTAATGATTTATATTTATAATTATTTCTTTTATCAATGTTGTTACATCAATGAAAGGTAGGGCTACACCATGCAACCGTGGGAAACTGAGCAAATGTATTTTTCAACAGTCCATGATATTGCTGAATTGCTAGTCAGTTATAATGTGGACACTGAGACTATGGTGTCAGATGTCTTGGATTGTGTGCTTAGAACAAGGCCGGAGTGTCGACAAGCATTTCAATTGCTGGCGATGCTTGACCATTTTAGTCAACTAAAGGACACTAACGATGCAAACGCCGTGGCATTGGAGGTTTTAAATGCAGACACAGACTAAGTTTGTCAAACACGAGGCCTGTGATTCCTGCGGCAGCAGTGATGCCAAAGCTGTCTATTCTGATGCCTCTGCCTATTGTTTCAATTGTAAGACCTATTTTAAGGCCTCTGACGGCCTTGCTGCCTCAACCGAGGGGAAGGTATTACCCATGACTAACAAAGCCGTTACAGGCCAAATTAGACCCATTAGCGCCTATTTTGGGAGTATACCTGAGAGAGGCATCACCAAAGCCACCTGTGAGGCCTATGGCGTGATGCAGACAGGCATCGAGCATTACTACCCATTCACTGATGCCAGAGGCACGGAGGTGGCCTATAAGATTAGGGTTGTCCCTGATAAGCAATTCCGTAGCCAAGGCAATATCAAGGATGCACTCTTGTTCGGACAAGCGATGTGGAACAAAGGCGGTAAGTATGTGACCATCGTGGAAGGCGAACTTGATGCACTAGCGGCTTATCAGATGATGGGTTCAAAGTATCCTGTGGTGTCCATCAAGAATGGTGCACAGTCAGCAGTCAAGGACTGTAAGTCACAATATCAATGGCTTGACAGCTTTGAGACTATTGTGGTAGCATTCGATGCTGATGAACCAGGAATGAAAGCCGCCATTGAAGTGGCTGAGTTGTTTGGTAGTAAAGCCAAAGTTATGAAGATGGGCCAAGGCTATAAGGATGCCTGCGACTATCTTAGGGATAACAAAGGTGCTGACTTTGTGAAGGCATGGTGGGCAGCGGAGCAATATGTGCCTGATGGCATTGTTGCTGGCTCAGAATTGCTTGAGTTGGTCATGCAGCCGTTGGAGAAGTCAGTCGCACACTATCCCTATGCTGGCCTCAATGTCGTGACAGGTGGACTCCGTTCACAGGAGTTAATTGTTGTCACTGCTGGCTCTGGTCTTGGCAAGTCACAGTTCATGCGTGAAGTGATATGGCAGTTACTTTGTGAAACACAAGAGAACATCGGCATCATGTTCTTGGAAGAGTCAGTGAGAAAGACTGCCTTGAGCATTATGTCGTTGGCGATCAATAAACCTTTACACTTATCAGAGGTGGAAGTAGATGAAAGACAAAAGAGAGAGGCTTTTGACAAAACTCTTGGCTCGAATAGATTATTCTTTTATGATTGTTTTGGTAGCACTGCTATCGACAACATTATTAACAGGGTGCGCTATTTTGCTAGGGGCTTGGATTGCAAGTTCATCCTCTTAGACCACGTGTCCATCGTTGTCTCCGCACAAGACCATTCTGATGAGCGTAAGGCATTGGACGAAATCATGACCAAATTGCGCGTGATCGTGCAGGAATTGGGCATAACTTTGTTTGTTGTGTCACACCTAAAAAGGCCTGATGGCAAAGGCCACGAGGAAGGCGCCGCCACCAGCTTGTCACAATTGCGTGGCTCTGGTAGCATTGGACAATTGGCAGATATGGTGTTAGGCCTCGAACGTGCTGCTCAACATGAAGACCCTATTGAAAGGAATACTACTAGAGTGCGAGTCATAAAGAATCGTTACAGTGGCGAGACTGGTAAGGCCTGTGCTGTGCTCTATGACAAATACACTGGCCGCATGACCGAGATAAATGAGGCTTCACTATGACTGACCTACGCAAAGCAGCAGAGGCGGTGTTGGAAGCGTGGGGCTGGGATATTTCTGAGCCACGAAGAAAAATGTTTAGAGAAAGAATGGAAGCACTACGCCAAGCACTAGCGCAACCGGAGTCCTACAAATGGGAACCAGCAATAGTCCATAACTACAACCCTGACGGCACATTGCAAAGCATCAAAGTCAAACTGACACCGCAAAGCGACTGGTTAGACTACGAGCCATTGAAGCGTGAATGGGTCGGGCTGACTGATGATGAAGTCTGGGAATTAGTTGATCAAAGCCTCAGTAAAAAATGAGGCTTTCTTGATGAACTGGCTTTTGCCAAAGCCATCGAAGCCAAACTAAAGGAGAAGAACACATGACGCTGGAAGATATTGAAAAATATATTGCTCAATACGACAACAGACTTACCCCTACGTTATGTTTAGCCATTGCACAGGAAGCGGCAAGAAGAGAGCGTGAAGCAATAGCAATAGAAGTTTTACAGGGGACTAAAATGCCTATGCAAAAAGATGTCCTTAAAATTGTACAAACAGAGCGTGACAGGCTATCAGTTGCTATTTGGCAAGGAGGGATTAAATGAACAGAGATAGCCTTATCAAATTTGCTAAAGAAGCTGATCGTGAATGGGACTGCGACAGAAATATGGTCGAGTGGTTAGAGTGTTTTGCTAGACTACTTGTTGATGAATACGGACGAATTTGCATAGATCCAACAGACCTTTATCATTTTGCTGGTTGGCTAACAGCCAGAAATGGTGTGATGCAAGTTGGAAGAAGTTGCGACGCATCGCCAGTAGCTTCAGCTACTAAAGAATATATTGAAACATATCCAGAGTATTTTAAAAATCGGGAATGGATTAGTCTTACTGAAGCAGACATCTATGAATTGATGGAGAACGAGGATGAATTTGACTTTGCCCGAGCCATCGAAGCCAAACTAAAGGAGAAGAACACATGACTGCAACAATTTTGGGTATACTAGCATTTGTGTCATCAATACTGAAAGGCCTGAAATGATAGAGAACTGGTCATCAGCAAAGGTCAATGTCTACCTGGAAGAGAAAGACAAAGAGATTGATCAGTTGCATGAAGAGATTCGGACTTTGACAGAGCAGCGTGACGATGAAGAGGCACGAGTCAAAGCCTGTGTTAGGTTTCTGAGAGAACTGCTGCATCCAGAATACTTTGGATGGGCAGTGACTCAGGAAATCCGTGAGCAGGCAAGAAAAACCTTAATAAACATTGGAGAGTTTTATGAAACAGTCGGAAGTGAAACTAAAATTGGATAACTACATCGGCTTTGATGACGATGGTTATCTGGAGTGTTCAATCTTTTTAGGCAACGGTGATGACCCCATAGTCAATCAGAAGTTTTCGATGAAAGACATCATCAAAGAGTTTATTGACATTCGCTCTTCCTCAAAAGGCTTTGACAAACTGTATGAGCAGCAGCGTGACCTAGTTGTCAAGACACTTGAGAAGTCAATCGAGGCGCTCAAAAAGGCAGCATGAGTTCGTTTTTAATAATTGTCACTGGCCTCATATACGGCTACATTGCGGTGGAACAAGGCATCAAAGGAAACACTGCAATGCTGGTCGTATATGGTGGCTATGCCTTTAGTAACATTGGCCTATACTTAATGGCGACAAAATGAAAAATCAATGGGTTCAGCAGTTGGCACATCTGCACGCACAAGATGCAGCCATTTTCGTTCTATTTCTTTTAACTGTAGTTATCTTCGCACTATGGAGGTCTTATGCCGAAGGTTAGTGGTGTCCCTTATGATGTTAAACTAGAAGGTTTTAAAGAATTTGATCCTCTGGAATACATCAAAACCAAAGAGCAGTTGGATGAATATGTTGCTGGCCTGAAAAGCAATTCTGTTGAATTAACGGATGAGCGCATCCTTGAGTTAGCAAAGCAGACAGGCGCATCGAAGGTCTTTGTTGCTGGCTATGCCATCTCTGGCGACAAGAAGATCATTGAGTTTGCTAGACTGGTTGAGCAGGAACTGGCAAAATGAATCCAGTCAGCGTATCGACAGTGCTCAATAAAAGTGGTGTAATGACGATGTATGTACTAATGGATGACGGTACTATTCTGAAAAAGGCAGAAGATGAAAACCGATGGACAGAGGCGGGTAGTGTTCCTGGACATAGAAACGACAACGGATCACAACCAGATCCATCTGTGCGTAACAAAGGATCAAAGAAGCGGAGTAGTTGAATGTCATCGCAAGGCAGAAACTTTATTAAAAACATTAGAGGACAAACCTTTACTGGTGGCGCACAACGGAATCTTCTTCGACTTCCCGATATTGAACAGGCTATGGAATACGAAGATAGTTCCATCGATGTGCATCGATACCCTAGTCATGTCAAGGCTGATGAATCCAAACCGAGAAAACGGTCACAGCCTCGCAGCGTGGGGAACAAGTCTAGGAATAGAAAAGATTGACTTCCAAGACTTTGATAGTGGCTGGTCACAAGAGATGCAAGACTATTGCATCCGTGATGTTGAGGTGCTGGAAAAAGTCTACAACGCTTTATTAAAGGAGAAAGATCAATATGGATTCTCGCAAGACTCCATCGAACTTGAGCACCAAGTCGCAGTCATCATTGCGAAGCAAGAGCGAAATGGTTTTAGATTCGATCTGCCTAACGCTATGGTGCTTTTGGCAGGACTTAAAGATAAAATGGTATCAATTGA